ACTTGTGTCCACAATGTATCTTCAACTCCAGTTTTATGATTTAAACTAAAAATCCATACATCATCGTTATTAATATTTTGTGTATTAATATCAATAGTCTGATTGCTAGTTGGAACAGCCACATTGAATGTACCTTGATTCAATGTACCCTGAACAAAGTTAAAGAAGAATCCAGTTCCTGGACTACCAGCACCGTGGCCGTCATCTTTATATACACAAGCAATGCTATTGCCTAATTTAGGAGCTTCTTCATGTATACGTGTTGAATTTTTAAAAGTTGTACTAGTGATTTCAAATACCATAGTACGGCCAGCAATCGACTTTGTAAATGTAAAAATTGGAATGTCAGTGTTGTTGCCGTTGAAACGGTATTGGGCTGTAGGAACGCCATAAATTGTAGCACTATCAACTGGGTTGCCAAACTGTTGAGTTTGCGGCAAGGCGGCGTTGATAACTTTAATAAACTGGTCATACCAGTTAGGGTTAGCTGGATCATTCCAGCCAACAAATTGTCCTGATAAGTTACGACCATTGCTGTCGTATAGAGTTTCAGTAGTTTGTACAGTATTAACTTTTAACAAGCCAGAAGCGGCTGTATTTCTACGAGCATTGTAGCTGATTAAACGTGCTAAACGTAGTACGCTATCACGGCGCTCTGCAAGTTCTAAGAAGTTTTCACGGGCATTTAAGTCAACACGGAATGCAATGCTCTGTCCAACATACGCAATTAAGTCGATTAATGCAAGATATTCACTAGATTCGATGTAATCGTTAAAGTCTTCTGGGAAGTTTGTACGGATATAATCAATCATCGTACGACGTAAATTATCAAAGTCGTAGCTTTGGAAGTTTGCGTTCTTGAACGATTGATAAATTTTCTGCCAGTCTTCACTCACTAGCAGGTTGTTTAGTCTATCCGTTGAGCTCATAATATATCCTAATAAGTGTATTTATTAGATAAAATTATGTACGTAGTTTATTTTTTTATCAGTAATCCGTTAGCTTGATCAAACTGTAATTGCAAGGTTTCTTGTAAATTATACAACAGATATTTCAGGGTGCATTGTATCTGTAGCCCTTGGTCGTAAGGAGTAATAACAATGCTACCTGCTTGTACACGCGGATCGCTATTAAAAATTTGATTGACGTTTTGCAAAACTAAATTTTTAATTTCGTCAGTTAATGGCTCAAATAATACGTCCCAAATGATGGTTCCAAAGTTTGGATTCATCAAACGTTCGCCCTGTCGAACATAAAAATGATTCAACAAGTCTTGCTTAATTAATTCAAAGTCGTAAAGGGCAAAGTTATTAGTTGCTCTGCTAACAGTACTAAATCCTCGATAACGCTGTATCTTAGTGTCAGGTAGCGAGTTTGTTTTTTCAATTGTAGTTCTAGTATGTAAGCTGGCCATTATTGGTTACCTTTTAAGAATGTGTCTTTAGGAAGACTGTATGCACCCCATGCTTTTGGCGGAGAGATTGCACTACCTTTTTCCCTGTCAGTCTTAGCAGATTTAAAACTTGCTGGGTCTAGATTTTCGTGATGCGGATAAGGTTCTGCTGTTGGAACACGTAACATGATACTGGTAATTGTTGTACCTTCAACTTCTGTTGGATTATTAAATGTAGGTAACGGCTCCGGTGCTGTTGCCGCGGTGGCTGATCCTGCGGCTCCTGCAATGCCTGAGTTAAAGTTAATGTTACCGCCGTCAATTGATGTATTAGCAGCTTTAATTGTAAAGTCGCCTGAGCTAGATACTGTGCTTGCTCCACCTACTTTTAAGTTCAGTGCGCCACCAGTAGTTATGTTAGCTGCGCCGCCAGTGGTAACATCAAATGTACTGCCATATGATTCCTTGACTGCTCCAGTAATAGTTTCGTCCTGGCTTCCGGCAACTTTAATTGCCACTTTACCATTGACTATTGTAATCTTATCTTTACCAACTTCTGTTTGATGACGTTTTGCAACCTTAAGGTTAAAGTTTCGACCTGCTTCAAAGTTAATGTCTCGGCCAGCAAAAAAGTTTAAGTCTACTTTAGTATGAACACTGATACTGTCTTGTGCAAAAATGTCAATTTTACCATCACTAGATAATTCAATCCAACTTGTTCCACGAGCATTACCAATATAAATCAAGTCTTCGCTATTGTGTAAAAGTATCTGGTGCCCAGTACGTGTACGCAATCTAATTAATTCATTGGCTGGAATTCCCACATTGCCGTCAGTTTCGTCTGCATCAATACTTGCATATTCAGGAGGGCCAACTCTTGCTGTAGTTTTTCTTAACCAGTTTGCATCGCCATCGTCCATTACAAATGTGCTACCGCCAAGGCGGCTTACAAATGTGTTGGTCGACCATTCTGCTTTACCAATTTTGTGTTTCTTGGCTCCAGGACGCTTATCCAACGGTCCAGGTGTGCTAATACCAAACACCATACTCGGTGCTTCTCTACGTGAACTACTGGTTGTAATACCACGCACATCATCAAAGAGCAAGCCTTGATGAGTTAGCACATTAGTGAACGGATGACGAGGTTTAAAATTAAGTTCGTTATCACCCGGTGTATTATTAGAATCAATTGCCTTATTATATTCTGCTCCAGGGACTCTTCCTAGATTGCCAGCACTATCTGCTACTACATCTTCTACAATACTTTCCGTTGCGGCGATACCAGGAACCATAAAGGTCATGTTTTCATCAGGCACACATCCAATCCAATAGCCACGCTTTGGATCTCCGTCGATGAAGATTATAATAACAGTTACGCCTACATCAGGCGGAACCATCCACATACCGTAAGACTTTTGTGTATCGTTAAAGTCATTGTTCTTGCCTGTTGCATCCACGGTAGTAACACCGTAAAATGGGCTCATGTATTTTACACGATGCAATTGACTTTCAGATGCGCTACCACCCACTGGTCTTAAAATTTCAACTTCTAAAATTCCCATGTAGGTAGGATCAAGGTTACTAATAACCTTAGCTAAGAACGGGCCGGGCTTGCCAGCCGCGGGGGCCGAGGTGTAGTCTTCATTAGAACTCATTGTTAATCACTCGATTTATCATTAGCTTTTTGCGTTGTTGTGTTAGCGGTTGCTGCGGTACTACCTGCACCGGAAATTTCTTGTCCGTTTCTTCTTGGACCAGTAAGCGTTTGTGTAAACTGGCCGTTGTCAAAGTGGCTAACAACCTTTGTAACTTGGTATAATCCACTCCAAGTTAATACTGGCGCAGACTTTGTACTTTTTCCAAAATCAAACAATCCAGTATTCTGGTTAAGGTCAACCGGTGTTCTAAAGTTTACTAGTATATCTACTTCGCTTCCTTGATAGCTTACTGAGCCGTCTGAATTTAAATTAGAATATTGTGTAGGAGTGCTAGTGTAATTACCCATGCCGCTTTGTGCAATATAGTACGGGTCTCCAATAATTTTCATATCAAGACTTAGCATACCACTAGCACTGGTAATTGCATCGTGAAACTGTTTAGCTGCACGGGTTCCTTCATTCTCGAGTCCACCGCCACCTTTACCGTCCGACGGTGTGCTAGTTTCTGAATACCTATTTGCTTGTGGTATAATTCCACTTTTCTTTTCAGGCTTGCCGCCAGTTGGTAATGTTTGTGAATTTGTCTCTTTAGTCTCAGCGCCAGAAGCTGCTGCCTGGTTCTTTGAGTCCATTGTTCGCTTGTTGCTAGTAGCACCCATTTTTCCAGCAAAGCCGGCTTTAAATTCTATTCTAAAACTAATAATATCTACGTTCTTACCAGTAAACAAATAATCATATACCTTAACGCATTGTTTTTTAAGTTCGTCGAAGCCTGGAGCTTTTTTGTTAGGTGCTGTTAACTTGCTAGTGTGTACACCGTATGGAACTATTCTATAAACAATTACACTTGGCTTAGTTCCAGTTGAATCTAAGTTACCATCGTCGGTAATTGTATAAACTTGTGTGTCTACTCTCCACCACTTACGCATGCCAGTGTCATCAACATTATGTTCTTGTAGCTGTGTAGTTGCATACTCGCTGTTTAATAAAACTGTATCAATTGCAGTTGTAATGTCAGTATCTTGACTGAATCGTAAATCGCTGTTTGCAGGATCTACAGTATTCTTACTTCTAATTGGATTGCCGTTTTTATCAATTACTTGGTTATCTTTGCCTACTGGTGCATCACCTTGTCTAGTATCACTAAATCCCATCTTAGCTTTACCAACAACGTTAACGTCTTTTTCGTTTTGTACCAATGTTCCGTTTGCAGGTATGC